CGGAGCCGTCGCCGTAGCCGTAGCCGTCGCCGGAGCCGGAGCCGGAGCCGGAGCCGTCGCCGTAGCCGTCGCCGTAGCCGTCGCCGTAGCCGGAATTTGCCGTCAGGAATGCTTTGGTCTTCTCCTCAAGCGTCATCTCTTCCACTCCTTTACGCCTCGAAGCGACACCGATGCAGCATCCGTGCACGGGATGATCTGGATTGCTCCCAGCACGGTCATCCACGGAATCGTCACGGTAAAACGGCAGTTGCCCGGTGTTTTTGTGCCGTCCTGTGCGAGCTGTTCCACAGCGCATGCGCCATCCCAGCTCCACAGCTTACGCACATCAGTCATGGTGACTTCGGAGCCGTTTCTCTCCTTGATCTTTCCGAAAAATACGCCTGCGCAGTCGCAGCGAACGATATAGTCCTGATTGTTGTTCATAGTGAAAATTCCTCCTGATTTTTGTTAAAATTTGAAGCTCTCTCTGAGCCTCCCTAATGTAGCGCTTTCGCGGGTCGGCGAAAAATCACCACCATGCTTGGGAATGGGGCACTGTTCTTTTCTCCGCCGAACTTTAATCTCCCACGCACGAAATTGATGGTTGCATATTTGTCGTTGTAGCAGTAATCGTGGAACCAAGCGGTATCCGTCCGCGCCGGAAGCAGCATCACAACCGTTGCGTCTGATTCCTCGGCGGTTCGATGCGCTTTCTCTACCCACGCCCCAACGCCGCGTCCGTATGGGGGATTGCACCACACAACGCCGTCCCAGTCCTGTTTCAGTCCGTCCATCTCTGGGGTGAAATAGCGTTCGCATTTTGCGTTTTCTGACGTTGCGCAAGCGTCCAGCGTGAAATGGAACAGTTCATCGAGATCGTCGAAAAATGCTTTCGGTGTTTCCCACATTTCAGATCTTGATGAAAACATTAAGTCTTTGTTCATTCTGCTTCGTCCTCCCTAATGTCTCCGCCCCATTGCTCCGCCATAGCTTTGGCGATGCCGGGGAAGGTCTTGCTTCTAACCTTTGCTTTCCGACTATATGTATCTTCCCATGTGCGATTTTTGCCACTTGGTAGTTTCCCAAACAGTTTCCCGTTGTCAGGTTTCGCCAGCCCGTTTGTCTGAAGCGGATGTAGATTCACCAACCATAAGCATGTTGCCTTTGTTACATAGTTTTCTACATCGTTTTCGCTCTCTGCAAACATATACGGGTGAATCGTCTGGTCTGCGCTTCGGAACGCCGTATTCATAAAACCTACCGGATTCTCCACGGCAATCCTTTCAGCATTTGCCAACAGAAATTTCATAAAAAACACTGCCGATAGTCCCCTGTTCTTCCAACGCTCAACAACGTACTCTGATGAACGATACTTCAGTGAAAAATGGATTCCGGCAACATTGCTGAGGTATGTACAAGGCGGGTGCGCGATCAGCAAGTCCCATTTGCCGACGTCATGCGTCTCCCCGTCCATGGTGGTCACTTGCCCCCCATCGATGGCCTTGAGCGCATCACCGAGGATATGCCACTCAAAGTGTCCGCCGGACGGCTCCTGAATGTCGCAGGAATACGCCTCGTGCCCAAGCGCGCGGAATGCCTTGCAGACTTCCTGCGATTCCTCGCAGGCAACCAGAACTTTCATCTTCGTCCCTCCCATTCTCCAAACAGCTCCCGGAACGTCATCCCCGTCAAATCTTCCAGCGCCAGCAGTCCGCGAATGGTCACGTCCACGTCGCCCTTGATATACCGGCTCACGTTGGACGCCGAAATGCCGGTCGCCTCGGCGAGCGTCGTCTGGTTGTAGTCGGTCTTTTCAAGCGCTGCCTTGAGCGCCGGATACACGCAGCGCTCCCACGGCGTCTTGCTCATGACGAATCGGCTCATGTCATTCCCCTCCTAACAGCGCCGCGATGGACACGTCCAGCGCTTCGGCGAGATAGAGATACGTCGTGACTATACCGTATCGCTCGCCGCGCTCGATGGACGAGATTGTGCTGTCTGCGACGCCTGACTTCTCCGCAAGTTCTGTCTGGTTCATCCCTCTCATCAGACGCAGGGCTTTCACCTTCTCGCCGATGCGTTCCTCGGTCGGAATGCCGCTTTCCCCTCGTCATCCTCCCGTAAAAAGTCGAGCAGGTTAATGCCGACTGCGCGGCAGATCCGCTCGCACAGCGGGATAGTCGGCATGATGCGTGCCATCTCGTAGTTGCACAGCTGACCTTGCTCAATGCCGCACATGCTGGCAAAACTCGCTTGGCTCATGCCAGCGGCAGTTCTCAGCCCACGGATCCGCTCCGCAGTGTCTTTTACATTCATCTTTTCGCTCCCTTATTTTCTCAGTTTCTGACCGCGCCGCGTCTTGAATTGGCGCGCGCCTAAGTAATCGTCTTTCTCCTGCGCTTCTCGCTGCTCTTCCTCCCGTGCGGCTCGGTGTTTTGCGATATCCGCCGCGTAGTACGGGCAATGGTCTTGACAGCCGGGATACCGCGTCGGCGGCAGGCAATGCAGGCAATGCTCAAAGCTCATCGGTAAACTCCCTTGCGCTTCGCGATTTGGTCAGCGTTACTATCGTGACTGGCGTCTCATTCGTGTATCTTTTCCTCGCCGCAATATTCCATATCGCCGCGTCATCCGGGTAAGCGTACCCGTTGAGCGCATCCATGACGGATTTGACGATGTTGTCGAGGTCCCCGCGCTTTGTGTACGGTTTAGCAACCATTTCCTCGCTTCGTTTCTTCGGCGTCCCCTTCGGAATCGGGAAATACGCTACAACATCGAGTTCCAGCGCATCGCCCTCGGCAAACGGCATCATGTGCTCCCGTTCCCATGCCGCACGTATGGCAGCCTCGTATTCCTGTGTGCTCTTCGGCGTGTAAGTACCATGCCGCGTGACGCGGGGCCTACCCTTCGGGACGGGCCTGCCGTCAACGAAAAAATGCACGCTTTCGGCCTGCCGCCGTTCCCTGCTCATCGTCTTGCGCACCTGCTTCTGCGCTTTAGGGCCGAGCCGTGCAAGGTCAACTGACGTCAGTGCCATCGTCGGCCTCCCTGATTCGCACTGGCAGGACCATTTTGACGTCCTCGTGGTTGGTCTTGATTGTAATGGGCCCAAGTGTCCCACGAAATTCCAGAATAGCAGGCTGCTTGAAGGCGCCGCCGACGCTGGCCTTTGCCGCCTGCAACGCCGAGAGAAGATACTCGGCATTCACGCCGATACGGAATGTCGGCTCATTGGGCAGGACTTTTTCCCAATCCAGAAACTCTCCAACCGGCTGAACAAAACCGAAGATGCAGCCGAGACATTCGATCTCAACCACGCTTTCCGCCTTGTCCCGTTCTTTCAGCTCCAAGCGCATGGAATTACCGCGCGGCAGGCGGATACTCGGCTTGATGTAGCAATCGAAATCCTCTTCGACCTCGAAGCAAGTCGCGTGCTCCACGAAGAGCCGAAAGCCGTCTGTGGCGATAGCCGTAACTGCTTTGTTCTTCTTGCGAAATTCCAGCCGGATATTCTTGTACATCGGCCGGCTCACGCTTGTTGATACCGCGCCCTTTACGGCGGCGATGATCGTGTTGAACGCGTTGGTGTCCATGATAGCCAGTCTCATTTCTCTTCCTCCTTTGCGCCATTGTGGTCGCGCGGGTCATCCCGCAGACCGACACCGATGATGTAGTTTTCGCCATCCCTTCTGGCATGCACTTCGTACTTGCGATAGGTTTCCCGTGCGTCGAACTTCGGCAGCATCAGGCGTTTGCCGATGACCGCCCCCGTGTCGGGGTCTACTGCGTCCTCACCGTAGGCAATCGCCACCTGCGCAAGCAGCGCGTCGGTTGCAATGCTGATCTCGGCAACGCCGCTGGCGCGCTTGGAAAGCTGCGCGTTCAGCTTCATTAGGTCGCCGCAGCGCTTTTCGTAGCGGCCAATCTCGTGTTTGAGCTTCTTGATCTTGTCTCTGTTTCTTTCGCTCATCGGTTATCCGTCCTTTCGTAGTGCAGCGTCAGCGCCCGGGCGATCGGGCAGCGCCGCCATTCTTCGTTGGCGCAGTAGCGCCGCGTATATTCGTCCAGTTCTTCTTTTGGAAGCTTGACTTGCGCACCCTCGCAGTTGAGATAGTCGCGGTAGTCCCGCGAGTAAAACGGGCACTTGAAAATGCCCCCGCGATACCCGCTCACGGCGCACCGCCTGCCAACACCGATTTGACGTGCCTCATGCGCCGATTTGCCTTGTCGCGTCTCATGCTATCGCCCTTGAATACCAGCGGCGTGCACATCTCGAGGATGCGGTCATAGATGCGCTGATAGGTCATGTCTTTCGGCCTGCACAGCTCGTCAAGCGTCAGGTTTGTGGTGACGATCAGCGGCTTTTTGGCCTTATATCGTTCGTCAATGACCGTGTAAACCGTCTCCATTGCGTACTCACTGCTGCGCTCTGCGCCGAGATCGTCAATCACCATCAGCGGGTAATAGTGCACCTGCTTGATGATCTCCTGCTTGTCGTATCCAGCGTTGAGGATGCGTGGGAAGCTCGTAATCATCGCCGGGATTCCGCGATCAATCAGCTCGTTGGCGATGCACGCCGCTGCGAAGGTCTTCCCGTTTCCGGTGTTCCCCCACAGCAGAAGCCCATTGTTCTCGCGCCTCATGTCATCCCATGCGTCCGCATAGCGCTTGCACTTGACGATTTCCTCGCTCATCGTTGCCTTGTCGAACCGGCACGCCGTCAGGCTCTTGTCGCGGATTCCGTCAGCACGCAGCGTTTCGATGCGCAGTCGCTTCTCGCGGTCAGCTCGTGCTTTCTTTTCTGCCTCGTACTCTCGCGCCGCGCAAGCGCACTGGCAGCCGACAAGGCGGACGCTCCCGCCGATGGGGATCCGGCACTGCTTCGGCGTGTTGCAATGGCCGCAGTACAGCAGCCCGTCTTTCTCGTAGTCGACCAGATCGCGCACAGGCTCAGCCTTTTTCGCGATGCTGTCGATCAATGCGTCAACGTTCATAGGCTTCCCTCCGTGTTGCCGTAGTCGTAGACAAACGGCTTATTTTGCGGCGCTTTGCCGCCCTTGTCCTGCTCTCTGGCAAGCCAAGCGGTGATGAAACGCTTAATCCCTCCGCGTGTCTTTCGCTTGGTAGGGTTTGAATCGCACCAACCTACCATGTTTCTGAGCTGTTGTACGACGTCAACGTTCGGATAGAGCTGCGACCATTTGGCCCTGTCATTCTCCGAAACGTCGAAAAAAGTCCCGTCATTCAGCGGCAAAGAAATCACCGGCGGCGCGCCAGCCGCTTGCGGCTCAGCGCAATAATCTTTCGGATTGGATTCTGGATTCGGATTCGGATTCGGATTGGATTCAGGCGGTGATTCACCGTGACCCACCGTGACCCACCGTGAAATATCAGAATCCGACGGGGCGGGGTATTTCGATTTCTTCGTTTGTATCCTTTGATGCTCGCTCCAATTCGGAAAGCAAAAATAGGGTTCCCCTGCAACCTCATAGAGGAGAATGCTACCAGTGCGTTCCAGAGCTGCCAGCGCCTTTTGGATATCCTGCTCCCGTACTTCCTTTCGGCGCGGGAACACAAACCCTTTCAAAATCTCCGGGTCCGCGCTGCCCCGCCCGTAATCATCGACGTATGTAACCAGATACGCCCATGTGCGAAATTCAAAATCCGAAAGACTGTTGATCTTTTTGCTGGTGCGAATCGTTTCTTTAATCAGTCTATTCGGCATTTGCTCACCGCCTTAAAACGGCAGCTCGCCGTCATCCTCGCCGACCTCCGTAAAGCCGTCTGCGGCGCTCTCTGCGGCGTTTCTGCTCTGGGCGGTTTCGTTACCATCCGAGCGCCTGTTGTCCGCGAAATACACGCTGTCAGCCTGCACCTCGTAGCTCCTGCGCTTGTTGCCGTTCTTGTCCGTCCAGTCGCGCATCTGCAAGCGCCCCTCGACGCCGATCATGCGACCCTTATCGGCGTAGTTGCAGAGCACTTCTGCCGTGCCGCGCCATGCGACAACGTCGATCCAGTCTGTGCCGCCCTCCTTGCCGTTGCGGTCAACGGCAAGAGGGAACGACACAACGGATACTCCGCTGTTCGTCTTTTTCAGCTCCAAGTCACGCCCGATGCGTCCCATCAGGCACACGCGATTCATGCTCACTGTGCGTCACCGTCGCTTTCGATGACCTCGCCGGTCGCCTCGTCCACGGTGTAGTTTTCGGCCTCGATGGTTTCCTCTGCCTGCGCATCTGCGGCGATCACGTCGGCAAGCTGTTTGCCCGCGTCGCGCGTCTGGTAATCGATGGACATAACGCCCCACTTGCCAATCAGGATACGGTAGACAGTCTTGCGTGCCATAGCGTCCCAATCATCGCGCCAGCCCTTACCCTGATATTCACCTTTGCGGAATTTCTTTTCATGTGCGGTGATGGCCTTGACGCTCATGTATACGGTCTTTTCCGCGCCGTTGATAAGACGGTAATAACCGACGTATCCGATGATAGGAAGCGCCTCGCGCGCGTCCTCGTCCTCCACGAAATCAATGTCAACCTCTTCGGTCAGACGGTTATAACTCTTCAATTCGCCCTCACGCACGTCCACGACGTTGATGGTCTTGTATGCACCCGTGCGAAGTGCGAGCTGGTGCATACCTTTCCAGCCGAGAATGAATGTCGCTTCCATCTTTTTTGCGCCAATATCCTTCTTGTAGTTCTTGAATGGCACAATGTAGGCATAGCCCAAACTCGGGTCGATGGGGAGATCAAACATCGCCGCTTTCAGCGAGGATTGAATGACCGTCATCGGGGATTCGTAAAAAGCCTGCTGCAAATTCTTGTCTGCATTGACCATCGAAATGATGGACGAAATAAACTGTGGCGCGCGCTTGCCAAGCAGCTCGTCAAAGCGCTTGCGCATGCCGTCGCGGTCAAGCAGATCGTTCACCAACGCCGTGACGGATGCCTGTTTCTGCTGCGGTGCTTTCTGCATCGCCTGCGCGTTCTGAATCAATCCTTCCTTCATCTTTCTTTATCCTCCTTCACCGCAAACTTGCGGAAATTTGTCGTTTTGTAGTATCTGCTCAAGTCCATGTCTGGGTGATCCTTGGCAAACGCCCTCGCATCGAACGTCTGGCGGCTCTGCGCCTTCCAGTCGACCGTATAGCGCCCGCAGTAGCCGCGCTCATTGTCACCAAGGTCGTTCATGAGCTGCTGTTTGATGGCGTCCGCGCCCTTCTCGATGGCCTTTTTCCGGCTCATCAGGTATTGATACTGCTCGATCAGTCTCTCGCGCCCAAACAGCTCGACTTCTCCGCCGCCGCCCTCGTAAATGGTTGCGATCGTGTCGGTCGTGCTCTCCATACCGTCCATCGGCGGCGGGCTGTCAGCCTCCACGTAGTCGTGCCAGAAGTCCGCGGCGCAGCGTTTCAACGCTGCAATCTCGTCGGGGCTGACATACACGCTGCTCTCGCACCATCCGGGAACATAGTCATCGGGGACGGTCGTGATCTGGTAGCAGTAAAAGCCCTTGCCCAGCACCAGCGCCGCCAAGAACCAGCGTTCCCACCCCGTCACGGCGAGATATGTCACGCACTGCGCGTAATAGCTCTCGGGGAATTCGCCAACTGCATAGCGCTTCATGTTCAGCGCATTCGCGGTCTTGCATTCAAGGCCCGCGTGCCAACCAGCCGGTAACACCATACGGTCAATGTTCGCATGTAGGCACGGAGCCTCATCGTTACGCAGGATGTAGTTCACCTTGCGGACACGCAACCCTGTTTTTATCTCGAATCGAGTTGCGACGTAGCCCTCGAGGTCTCTCCCGATTCGCATCGCCTCGTTTTCCGGCTCTTCGTCAATCCTGCCGGTCTTCTCCGCCCATACCGTGTAGGGCGAACGGTATTTATTCAGGCCCAGCACCGCGCCCATGTCGCTGCCGCCGAGGCTCTTTCGCCGCTCTTCAAGCCATTCTTCGCGGCTCATGCCGCGCGTCGAGATCTTCTGAATCTTCATCTTTTGTTACCTCGATGTCTTCCGCCCCGCAGAAGGGACAGCATAGTATCGTTTGCGTCTCCACGCCGCGCTCACCGTCAAGGTTCTCGCGCCTGCGCAAGACGTCGGGCTCGTCAAAGGTCAGCCTGCACCATTCGCAGCAGTACATCACATCATCGCCGAGACCGCGATGAGCACCGCCGCCAGCAACAGGCAGATACCGGCAAAAAGCATCGCCTCGTCTGCCTTGCGCTGCTCTCTCGTGCGCTTGTCGTGACGTCTCACCGTCTGCACCCCCTGTCGATATACGGCAGCAGCTCATACAGCGCCTTGCACACCGCGCATGCGCCGATGACGGCGAGGGAGGTTGCAAAGTCGCAGCCGTTCAGCGCGATCACCGCAGCGGCGATGCCGCCGAAAAACAACGTGTCGATCATGCCTCCACCTCATATCCAAGAAATTTCAGGAACGAAAGCCGCGGGATGACCGTGATCGTTCCGATGCGGCTGACCGGAAATCCGAGCTGTTCGGGGTGGTCTTTCGCCGCAATGCTGATCGAATAGGGCTTCCGCCCGAGTACCGGCGCGATATCCGCCGGTGTCAGCACCGGCTTGTCCGATGCAAGTATTTCTTCCACCGTCATGTGCGTTCCTCCTTGCTGTCCAATGCCGCTTGAGTTTCACAGCACAATTCCTCTTCCACGCGCCGTAACGCCATTTCGATCTGAATCAGTGCCCCGTAAAACCGGCAGTCTCCGGTCTCAGAGAGTTCGCCTTCTTGAATTGCCCCTGCGATACAGAGGGACAGTGTGTCGGTCACACCAGAAAGATCACACCCTATGGAATCGACTTTACCGGCAAACTCATTTATGCTCATTTCGTTTTGAACATCGTGTAGCATCCTTATTACGTATTCGACTTGTTCGTCGGTTAGTGACATGATCTCGGCTTTCAGCAGATTACGAATATCTGTATCTATCATTTGCGTGCTCCTTCCACGCCAAGAAACTTCTGAATGAAATACTGCTGGCCTTTGCCGGTGACTTTCGTGGTCTTGCTCACCGTCACCGTACCGTCAGAATGGGTGATCGCCGTTTCCTTAACGGTGAAAAGCCCCAAGTCCATTGACTTTTGCGTTGGCATATTGAAGTCCGTGCCGTTCCGGCGAATCAGATAGCCGTTTTCGCGCATCCAACGGAACAGTCGGTGCTGCCCGATGTCAACGCCGTTTTGTTTCAGCAGCTTCGCCAGCTCGCCGACGAGGATCGAAGTCTTGCTTGCGCTGACCGCATCGGCAAAAAGCACCTTCGGCGCGTCGGCCTCGACCTTGCTTTCAAGCCGCTTGAGCTTGTCCCCTGCGATTTGCAGCGCGCGAGCCATAACTTTCTCCGGGCTGTTCCAGTCCTTTTCAATTTGAAGAAAATACTGGCGAGCCTGCTTGCCCTTTTCATTGCGCTGGATCATGCAAAGCTCTTTCGCCATGTCGATGGTGAGCACTGCGTCGTCAACCGTTCGAGCAACCATGCGCTCACCCTCATTTTGAACTCGCTCAATTTTGAGCGGGTTGAAGTCTTCACCCTCGGTGAACCCGTACTCGCACATTCTCGGGAACCAGTCTTTATAAGCCGTCTTCACTTCGAGAAAATCGTGTAGGTCTCGCGCAGAGACCGCAGGGCGGTCATTGTTGTAAGTGATCTTGATTAGCTCGTTCATGTGCCCTCCTTACCCGTAAGCGCTTCTTCCTTTACCTTGAAGTGCTTGGCAAGCCGTTTGATGTGGCGCGGGTGCGGGTAGCAAGCGCCATCTTTCCAGCTCTTGATCGACGTCTGCGAGACATCGATCTCTTTCGCAAGACGATAATTCGTCTCGCCGCGCTCAGCCTGTAGCCGAGCAAGGTTTTCAGGGAACCCCATCTTTTTCGCCTCCAAATTTGATTAAAATGTTGACAAATTGGAGCATTGGTGTTAATCTAAGTTTTGCTACAAACATTGATTCGCGCCAGCTCGATTTGTCGGGGTGGTCTGGTTTCTTATTACCTGTCCACGAATCTAATTATAGTCGAAGTTAGACCATTAGTCAACCTAAATTAGACCGTCAAAATAACCTAAGTTAGACTGTGATTTTTATGGGATTTGCCAGAAATTTTAACTATTGCATGGATAGCGCAAGATACTCTTCGTATCGATTTGCTAAAATACTTGGTGTAAACTTACAAAGCGTTTCTAACTGGAAAAACGGCGTAGTTGTTCCGCACCCAAAGACCCGCCAGAAGATCGCCGACCATTTCGGCATCACGCTTGCCGAGTTGGACGGCGACGAGCTTCCCGCCCTCCCGAAGCAGGGCGCAGAAAAAGAGACCGCCGTCCCGAAGAACGACGGTTTAAACTATACCGATTTTGAATTGTTGCAGGCGTACCACGTTGCGGACGCCCGCACAAAAGAGGCGATCCGCACGCTGCTTGGGATCAAGGGGGAATAAGTATGTCTGAATTTAACGTTCTAAAAGCCCTCTCCGAGAGTGGCGGCGAAATGGAATGGTCGGCGCTGATGAATACTGACAAATCCGTGCAGGAGACGTCCGGTTCATTGCAACTGCTACTGCACAGCGGGTATATCTTTGGGTCGCTTGCCCCGTATTCGTCAGTTAAAATCACCCCCATCGGGCGGGCTTATTACTCAAAGTTAAGCGCAGAACATGAGGAGAAGCGCCGCGAACAAAAGTACATCCGTGAAGAAAATGCAAAAATGGAACACCATGCTATTGTCAACAAATGGGTATCCTTTGCATCGATGCTCTTCGCTGGCGGCTCTCTTCTGCTGGGGATATTGGCAGCATTCAAACTCATTTAACCTGTCTTTCATTTTACGCAGTTTGATTTGCCCGAGAACAGCCCACACGCTAAAGAACATGGATAATGCTGTGCAAATGCAAAATAAAATCTTCATCTTTTTGCTTCTTTCAGCAGTTCAATGACTGCTCTCCGCTTTTCTGCATCTTGAATCGCCTCGAGGAATGCGCGGTCTTCTGCAGTAATATTATCGGCGTTGGCTTTTGCGTCTTGATATAAGCGTTGCATCTATGTATCCTCCGTTCAAGTTGTTTCACCTATTATCTCTCATAAGCTCATGGCTTCAACATAGAAAATAGTATTAGGAGGTCTTGCGCGTGGGATTGTATACCGACCCGAATTATTTTGAAAAGCAAGCGCACTACCAGCACCGCAAAGTAAAGAAAGTCATTAAGGCGGTGTCCTATAAGTCAAAGCAGCCTGCCCCTGATGAGGCGGTATCAGAAGCCTCGACGCAGGTTGATCCGGAATCCGCCTCACGCGATATCCATGATCATTCCGTTGAACCAACAGTTGATGAATTTGACGAATCTCCCGACTTAACGCAAATGACGCAAGAAGAATACGACGCGTTCATGATGGGAATGACCGTCGAGCAATACCGCGTCTATCGGCAGATGGTTTTAGAAAACGAATCCAAGAGAAACAGGCGAAAGCGGATCAGCAGAAAGCAGCGCTCTCCGGAAGTTGATATCCTGTTGGTAGCATTAAAGCCGCTGCTTTTTGCAGCCGTCATCTGCGGTATCATCTGGGTTTCAATTGAAAGTTCCGGGCCATTGAACGAGTCCGACATGAATGATTCTCCGCCAGTAAAGCCTCCAACTGAAACGGTTAGTAGTGGAGGCGGCAGGCTCGTCCCACTGCAACCTGTGAGCTTTCGCAATGGGCAGATTGTCACATACCCGTCCGGCGATCAGGTCGCACCTTTGACAGTGCAAACCGCTGGAGATTCCAATTTCTATATCGTGTTAAAACCAATCGACGGAGAGGCAATATCCAACGGGGCAATGTCTTTCCTCGTGTCGGCAAGAAGTGCCGAAGTAGATGTGCCGCTCGGCACATACGCGATCTATTATGCGTATGGTCCGGACTGGTACGGAAAAGAGTATAAGTTTGGAGAAAGCACCGAGTATTTCAAATGCAACGAAACGTTTGAATTCACCGCAGATGACGAAATGGTTTACGGGTGGACGCTAACTCTCTATAAAGTATCCAACGGGAATATGAGCACCGATGAAGTGTCGAAAGATTATTTCCCGGATATTTAAGCAAAGCCCTCGCCGCCTCTGCAACACCGGCGAGGGCTTTTCAGCAGCAGCGGGGAGCGGTCGCCGCTGCTTGCTTTGACCTTATCGCGCTTTACCTTACCACTTCAATACCAAGACCTTGCAACACGACGGCATTCGACCGCGTTCGACAGGCCCACTTTTGGCACCCCAAAAGTACGAAAACCGGAAAAGTTAAGGTGATGTAAATGAACATTCAAGAGCTGTGCAGAATCCGTAAAGAAGAACTGAAACTGACCTATCAGGACATTTCCGACGCTTCCGGCGTGCCGCTGTCCACCGTCCAGAACTTCTTTTCCAAAATGTCGAAAGCCCCATCCATTTATACCGTCGCGCCGATCTGCAAGGTGCTCGGTATATCCCTTGATGAAGTGTTCGGAATTTCCGAACACTTGACGCCGACCGAGGAAACCTTGCAAGCGCGGAACGATGAACTGGAACGCCACGTGGACGCAAAAGCAGACACCATTGAGATCATGCGGCGCGGTGTCCGTATCCGAAACGGCGTAATTTTAATTCTGTTTATTATGGTGGTGTTGCTGGCTGTATGGTGCTTGTATATCGATCTGCATTGCGCCGATTACGGATTTTGGAGGGGCTGACATGGCGAATTGCATCAAATGTAAAGCAGCGCTGCCGGATGGCGCGCTGTTTTGTCCTATGTGCGGCAAAAAGCAAGCATCTGTCGACCGAAAAGCCACAAAGCGCGGCAACGGGACAGGGACGGTCTATAAGCGCGGCTCTTCCTGGGTAGCCGAAATCACCAAAGGCTACCGTGAAGAAGACGGCAAGCTGACCCGCGTGAAAGCGAAAAAATGCGGCTTCCGCACAAAACGAGAAGCCTTAGAATATATCCCCATGCTGCGGACGCAAAAGCCCCGTGAAAAGGATATCACTTGGCGCAAGGCATATGAGCTTTGGTTCCCAACGCATCGCGCCGACAAGTCCACGCTGAATTGCTACGCCGCTGCCGAAAAGTATTTTGCACCGATCGAATTTATGAAGCTGGCCGCGGTCGAGATTGATGACATCCAAGAATGCATTGATGACTGCCCGCGCGCCAAACAGACGAAAAAGAATATGCGCACCGTGTGCAGCCTGATCTACAAGTATGCCGTTCCGCGCGGATATGCCCCTATGAGTATGGCTCCGTATCTCACCGTCACCGGCGAAAACGCCGCGCCGCGCGCGAGCTTTGATGCCGACCAGATCGAGAAGATAAAAGAGGCGTGCGGCGTGATTCCATACGCCGACTATATCTACTGCATGTGTTACCTCGGCTTCCGCCCTACAGAATTTCTCGGCCTGTCGATTGATAACTACGACAAGAAAGAAAAGGTGCTTCGCGCTGGTATCAAGACCGAAGCGGGCAAGAATAGAACCGTCACGATCTCGCCAAAGATTCAGCCCATCATAGACCGGCTGTCAAAAGATAAGATATCCGGCGCGCTATTCTGTAACGAAGAGGGGAAAGCGTTCAGGTATGACTATTTTCGCGACGAGGTTTTCTATCCCACATTAAAGGCAATCGGCATTGACAACCCAATCGAAAACAAGCGGCACAAGTACTCCCCGCATACGTGCCGTCATACGTTCGCGACGCTGATGAAAAACATTCAGGCATCGGACAAGGACAAACTCGAGCTGATCGGTCACGCAAGCCCCGAAATGCTGCGGTATTATCAGGATGTCAACCTCACCGACCTTCGAAAAATCACCGATGCAATATAATTTTTCTGTTACCCCCTCGTTACCCCCATCGAACGATTTCCCGTTGATATTCCGTCGTTTTTCGGTGACTGGGGGTCAAGAGGCCGTGAGTTCAAGTCTCGCCACTCGGACCAAGAAAAACCTCGAAACCGTTGCGGTTCCGAGGTTTTTTATATTTAGACTATTCTGACAAATTCTTGATTATGCCCAATATTTCTATCCTGTTACCCCCGTAGTTACCCTCGCATAAAAGGCCTCTGTCCGCAATGGGCAGAGGCCTTTTGGTCTAATAGTGCGTCATTTTTTAGGCTCGCTCATCCCTCACGAAACATCCCTTGCATCGTCCGAACCTCGGCAGCTCTCTCGATCTGCTTCCTGTGCAGATAGTCATAGAGGTACTTCATTCCCTCGGGCGGCTCGCCGTGCTCCTGCCGGTACTTCTGGATGACGCCAGCGACCTCGGCGTGGAGCATCGTCATGTGATGCATCTCTTCGCCGGAAAGCTCGTAAAACGTCTTCGCAAGAGCAGGACGTTCGTCCTTGTACTCGAGGGCGCATTTCGCGTACTTCATCGCGTCCTCGATTTCCTCGTCGACCATCGCCGACAGTTTTTCAATGAGTTTCATTTTCTCCCTCGCTTTCTGCAGCTTCGACATTATTTATGGCATTAGCAAATAGCAGCAAAATTATCCCGAGCAGCAGAGCATCTGAATCGTCGTTCACAGTTTTTCGACCGTGACCGCAAGGTTGTTGACGACCGATGCTACGCCGTCGAGCGCCAGCGACAGAAGAGAGCCGTCACAGCCGCAGGCGTTACGGATAATAGCTGTAATAGTGAGGTTTGCCACGCCGTTTGCTGCGACCGTCTGAGCTGCCGTAGCGCCGATGATGGCGACGCCGTCCTTCTGTGCGGTCAGGCTGACCGTACCGGCAGCCGTGGGTGCGACTGTCGCGCTGACATTGACAAGGTAATATCCCTGCCCACACAGTGTAATCGCGTTGCCGTCCTGACGGATGTTGCAGCCATAGCGGCGCGTCGTCGAGCCGACCGGCACGATGCCGCCGGCCGCAACGGTGGGATTGCTGACGTTGGTCGTGTAAATTGCAGACTTGCTCATATTTTTACCCTCCTAAAAAATTAAAAAGCGGAGCAGCTGTTGCCGCCCCGCTTGCCTCGCCGAATAGGGCGTCAAATGTTGCCGTTTCCGCAACCGCAGCCACAGAACGGGGAGTTGCCCGCGCTGTAGGTGTAGCCGCTGGGATAGCGAACGACACCGCACATCTGCTCGCGCAGATAGAGTTGGTTGTTGGCCTGCTCAAGCTGTGCGATGCGGCCTTCGAGCTGGCTCTTTTCGAGCGCTGCGAATTTAGCGTCGATGTTGGCGTTGATGGCGTCAAGGCCGCGCTGCGTGGTGCAGCAGCAGTCTGCCATCTGGCGCTGGATGTCGTTGCCGGTCTGCATGATGGCCATGTTCGTGCCGTTCTGTGCGAGCGCGACCTCCTTGCCCAGCTGACCGATGCCGCCCTGCATCTCGTAGCCGAGATTGCAGATGCCGTTGCCGATGTTGGTCAAGCGGTCGTTCAGCTGGCCAAACTGCTGGCCGAAAAGGATCTCCTGCTGCGACGCAGCCGTGGCGTACTGGCCAAACTCGCCCTGGCGATTCCATCCGTTGCCGCCAAAGCCGAACATGAAGAGGAAGAGCACGACAATGAGGAACCAACCGGAACCCCAGCCGTTCTCATCGTTCGCACCGCGGGTGACCGCGGCGATATCGCTGAGAGACATACCACTATCCATGTGTCAAAACTCCTTCCTGAAAGATTTTATAAATAAACCGTTGCGCACCGGCTTATTTCAGAAATTGCATGAACTCCTTTGCCTGCTCTTGGAGCTGCTGGAACTGAGCCTGAGACATCTGCCCGGACTGCAAAAGTCTTTCGACTTCCTGCTGCGCTTTCTGGGGCGTCATGCCTGCAGCGAATTTGCGAAATTCTCCCAACATCGCAAGAGGGTTATTTGGTCTTCTGCTGCTTCTCTGTAGCATCTGCATCATCGGATTTGGCATTGAGTATTTCCTCCAATCTCTTCACGCGGTTTTCAAGACTGTTGACGTCTACCGGCGCAGCCGCCTGATACGGCGCGACTGTGTACGGCATGACGGTGGCATACCCCGCACCATCCGTCTGTTTGAGCCAGACAATGGGGTCGTTCTCGTCCATCAGCAAAATAGAGCTGTTCGGAGCGAGCCTGAACGCCTCTGCGCCATTTCTTCCGTTCACGCGGGTAATTTGACCCGCAAAGCCTTGCATCGCTCCTGCGCCGTTCTGCGGGCTTGCAGGGGCATATCCGCCATAGGGGTTATAGCCCATTGGCTGCGGCTGATAAGGATTGCCAAAGTATCCCATGCGCGCACCTCCTTTTGTTGTCTCAATGATAACGAAAAAGAGGCCCCGCAAAGAGCCTGAAAAAGGTCTTTGTAGGGTCTCTTCTTTATGTGTTTTTGATACCGTCCGCGATTTTGCTGTATGCCCGGCGTCGCCGCGTCTTCACGTACTCCGGTGAGACGTGCAGCGTCTCCGCGACTTCGACGCGGCTCTTCCCGCGCACGTCGCACTCGATAAGGCAGTACGCCTCGTCCTGCGGCAGTTCGAAGGATAAGATATACGCCACGGCTCGTTTGGGGGCCATAGAGGATAATTGCGCGCGGATTGACCTGTGCTGACTGTTCATGCCCGTGTAGGGCTTGCAGAGGCGCTTGCGCGTGGGCTTTCGCCGCCCGCTCCTTCCTGTGCCCAAATCGGACACCGTTATTTTGTCGCTCTCTGGATCATCGTCACGGCTTCCTGCCGCGTGATAAGCCCCTGCGGGGCGCTGCCATCCGTGATGCCCGTAGCCTTTGCCGCCGCCCAGTCTTTCGCCGCCCACGTGGAGACGGGCTTCGTGCGCAGCTGCGCAAGGTAAGCGTCCATCATCTTGTTAAACGTTGCCTGATCCATGTACTCCTCCATTTCCGGCGGATACTTGCCCGCCAAGATCATGCTCCCTGTGTATCGCATATGGCCGTCCCACTGAAAATGCGGCTTGTCGGGGAATTTCTTCCAGTCGCCGCCCCACGAAAAGCCGACCTGCTTGCCGATCTGCCCGCAGCGGGCGAAGAACGACGGATCGTCGTACTCGTGCCCCTTGACGTTTTTGCAGATGTCGAACGCCAAACCCGCCTTGACGCCGTGGAACGTCGGCCTCGTCGCGGTCTTTGCCGCGTAGCCATTCGCAGCAAGATGGCGCTGATACTCGTCGTCCCGTACCGTCTCCGTCACGAGAACAGGCAAGCCCGCCTCTTTGCAGAGGTCGAGGAAGATGACGCAGTTCGCGCGCACGTCTGCCCGCAGGTCGGCGATGTCCCTACTGTGATACATTTTCGTCACCCTTACCGTCGATCACGTCCTGTGCCTTCTGGCTCTGCGTGCCGAAGTAGAACGCGATGATGACCGCGTAGATCGTCATAAAGTCCTGCGAGATGTTGCCCGTGACGGCCATGTACGCGAATACGCCCGTCAGTACCAGCGTCACGAGGCTCTTGACGCTCATCAGGTTTGCGATACGCTTGATGATTTTTTCATTCATGGTTCATTCGTCCTTTCCTTTGATTTTGATTCCCGCCAGCAACGCCAGTTCAGCCGTCCACGCGGTGAACCACGCAACGGTCAGGCTGTCCGGCACTACCTTGTCATGCGCGGTCAATACGAGCACCGCAATGCAGTACCAGCAGAGGTTGAGCACTGCCGCGATGACGTACTTGTCCCGCTTTCTCAGCTTCTTCATAGGGCTACACCTGACAGCAGCCATGCGATAAACGCGCCCGCCAGCGCCGCGAGAGCCTTGTCGACCAGCCCGTCCCACCGCTTCCCTGCCTTTCCAGTGATGGCTTTCACGTCCTCTTTGATCTCCTTGACGTCGCCCTCGACGGTCTCCTGCTTGGTCGCCAGCACTTCGACCGATGTTGCCAGCCTGTCAAGCGCCGTTTGGTGCTCCTGTAACTCGTTAATCCTGTGCGTATTGCTCTTGCACCTCGATTCGATCAGCGCAATATCTGCGTCATCGTAGTGCTTTGCATTGTCCATTTTTCACGCCCCCTTATTTTTATGGTGTTCTCCATTGAGCCTATCATGCCGCTTCCGCAAATTCACCACGGGGCAAAAGAACCTGTCGGACCACCGGCAGGTTCTTTTGCTTTACGTCGCTTTCCTCCGTGCGATTGCAAGCTGCTCGTCCACCCGCGCGCGGTTCCAGTGGCGAATCTTCTTTCCGACGCCGAAGTCCTCAAAGAGGGCTGCGCGCTGTTTATCGGAAAGCCCCTTCTGCTGATAAACAAGCTCCATGATCTGTAAGCCTTCACTGTTGCTGATGGTATCCCCGTTTTTGTCCTTCAGGCTTTCGATCCCGCCTTTTGCCAGATAAAGCGCAATATACTGGGCTTCTGAAACGCCCGTTTTTTTGACGGTATCTATGGCCTTTGCCGCCCATCCGTCCGTTTGGTAATTGCTCACGCTCATTTTCCCAACGATGTTGGCATATTCGTAGGCTTTCGCAACGGCATCTGCCTTATCGCCGTCGCTCATGGACTTATAGCTCGCAAGTCCCGTGAGCTCGCTGACGATCTTATAGGAAGTCTGCCCGCGCTTTGTGGCGTACTTGACGTATTCCTCGCCGGTCAACTGTTTGTTTTCCTTATTCACGGTAAAAGATTTCGGTGCGCGCTGCGGCAGGACTTTGGCCTCACCGGTCGCCTCATACAGGCGGCTCAATTCATCTTCCATTTTGCTGCCGCTTACCTTCGAGGTATACGCGGGATTCGCAAAATTGTTAAATGCCCGCGCGATCACTCCTCCGGAGCTTTCCGTGCGTCCCCATGCGTCGATAAAGGGGATCTGCCCGTAGTCAACGCCCGGAATACGCGCGCTGGCCTTGCCGAGCGCATATTGCATATCCGGCGTCAGGAATTTGTTCTTATCCGTATAGGTCGTCATGCGCTCGCTTTCGCCCGTGCGCTCCGCCTGCCCGAAGACCGTCGGGATACCCTGCGTCAAATAACTCGTCGCCGCGCTTGCTACCGCACTGGTTAGTGCGTTTGTGTCCCCGGAGGACGCATACCCCACCGCGTCAAAAACGTCGTTCAGGCTTTGCAGACAGCTCATGGAAAGAAGCGGGTCCGTCACGTTGCTTGCTGCCTGAAGCATATCACTCATAGTGAGATACCCGTTGTTCGCCTGCATTTGCTCGTAAAGGTTTGCCCCGACGAAAAACGGAAGCGCTTCCGGCGCAAGCCAATCCAGCGTAATACTCGTGCCATTTGGCAGCTCCATCGCATATTCCTGATGCCCTTGCAGCTCGTCGAACTTTTTCTTCTTCTCGTCATCACCGCCGCTGCCGCGAAGAATGCCCTCTTTCGCCATATAAAGGCCGAGCATCATCAGCCCCGTGCCGGTCAGACCGGCGGCGGCACGGTCGATCATTTCGGTCGCCTGCATATTACCCTTCTGCACCTGCACAAGGTCATAGCTTATGCTTTTGAGGAAACCAATAGGGCTGTATTCCACGCCGCGCACCAGAATGTTGGCTGGTGTCTTGCGGAACGGCAGGATTCCTTCGGCGAGGGTGCTTCCGAGGCGTTTCATCTTGTTATCCCCGCGGTATCTGCCGAGATCGGAGATCATCTGTGAAAACGCATTGGTGTCTCGATAGGTTGCTTTCTGCGCCTCTCTGATCGCGTATTCGCGTGCCGCTTCAATGCCTTTCCCGCCAGAGACCTGCTCCGCGGTAATGCCATTTGCTTTGCAGAATTGCGCCAGCGCCGCCGCGTAATGCGGCTTGGAGAACCATGCGTCTTCTGCATCCAGCGCCGTGCCGTTGAATTTGCGCATCGCTTCCAGCAGCTTCGGTTTGAAGATCGTGCGCCCTTCCTCGATTTCCTGTCGCACATTGACATTATCATTGTACTTGCCGCTGCCAAGCGCCTGCTCGCGAATGTTGGCATAGTCGCTCCATGCCGCCTTGATAAGCCCTGCGTCCTTCGTCGTCAGGATTGCCTTCGTGCGTCCGACTTTGCCGCCGCTCACAGCATTCGCAGCGCTCTCAATGCCTGCGCCGATGATGTTCTTTACCGTGACAGCAGGAACAAATCCTACGTTGCCAACGATGTTGCGCACATGCGTGCGTGGATTACCAAGCATCGAAAAGTAGCGCCAAGCGTTCCATTTGTCAATGAAGCGGCTCGGCATCTGTCTGCCGATATCGCGATAGATTTCCTTCATCGCCTCGGTGCGCGCATCGTCGTCCTTTGCGTTCAGGAACTTCTCAGCGAGATCGCGGTCAATCTTCAGATCAGGGGCCTTTTCCCCGTACTGCTTTTTGAGATCTTCTGTCAAGTTTTCCACGCTGCGCTGCGCCGCATAAAGCTGCGTACTGGGGTCCTGCTGCTTGAGCAGCCTCGTTGCCTGCAACGCCTGTGCCGCATTTCTCTGGCGCTTTACGATGGTGTCGAGCACATCGATAGCTGTCTCCACATCACCGCTGTTTGCTGCATTGTTGTAGAGCGCCCAGCCAATCGCCGTATTCTCCTTGCTGATTCCCTCTTTGGTGGAATTTTTCCATTTATTCAAGGTCTTTTGCCAGCCTTCGGTTTTGATGCGGCTTTCTGCGTCACTGATGGCCTGCTTGTCCGTATAGCGGTCGTAGGAGAAATCTCCTTTTGCCACCATTCGTTCCAACGTCGGCACCATTGCGTCCGGCGTTGCCTTTGCTTCCAGCACCGTGCGGATCGTGCGGCTGACGTATTTGTCGTCCGCCGTTTTCTTCGGCACTTGTACCTCTCGGTACGCGCGCTCGCCCGCAGGGATATATCCGTACTTCTCTTTCAGCGCTTCATAGTTCGCCTCAGGGATCTCGCGGGAGAATTGCGCGTCATTCACCCCGCTGTCCTTTGCAAGCCGAGCTGCATCGTCTCCGGCAATATATTCCGCCGTGTTGGACCCACTGAACTTCGGCTTGACATTTTGTACGCTGCGAGATAGACTATCTACAGAAGCATCCCCCCGCAGAGCGCCGCTGTTCGCAGCGGAAGAGCCGTCAATTTGGGAGATGCTTCTTTCTTGCATCTGCCCAATATTGTAAATCATTCTGCCGTCTGCGCTCTGCGCTGTCGAGATTGTGATCTTGTAATACTTCCCATCAAAATCTCTGAAAAATGCCGTGCGATAATTCCAACCGCCACTTGCCATGCCCCCATGGCGGCTGTTATGATCTACAACGTTTCTATCCCCCTTGACAGAAATCTGCGCCAACTCGTCAATATGCGATGCTGCATTTACTTTTCGCTCAAATGCCGCCTCGCTCATAGTACGCCCATCGCTGGTGTGGTTGTCGCTCAGTTTCCCTGCCGAGGTCGCAGTCAGGGCCAATTCGTCGCCATCCGCGCCGATAAGCTTAACGTCTTGTCCACGGCGGATTTTTCCGTTAATATAGTCTTCCAGCTGTTCGCTCCAACTCTGCGGGTCATTTCCAAAAATGACCTGTCTGTCGGCGCGGACATATTTTTTGCCATCGGCAGCCTCTTCAATGCTCGCCCTGCCATTTATTTTGCTTGGCGGCGCGCGCGAGTTTTCCTGCGCAACGGTTTCACTCTCCACCTTGATATGTGCAAGAAGGAATGCCGCCGCATCGCCGATCTCACTGTCGGCGAAAATGTTCATATCGCCGAGGCTATCGCAAACCACCTCTTCCCAAATCTCCTGCGCCGTCATTTCGGTGCCGGCATAAGCATCTGCATACGCCGTGCAGAGGGAGTCGACCTCACCGCTGGTAAAGGTCTTATCGATGCGCGTGCGTACCTCGTTCAAATCGACTTCGCCCTTTGCGATCATATCATGTCCGGCCTCATGCCGCATGATCTGGTACGACGTAAATTCCGGATGATCCGCACGGATAAATACGCGGTCACCTGAAACGTAGCCGCGCACCTGGAACGCTTTCCCGCTCTTGTCACGGAACGTCAGATTATTCCCGGCAAAGAACGTCACGCGCAGACCGCGCTCTTTGGCGAGGTCCTTCGCCTTGCGCATTTCCGCCGTCTCGTTCTTCACAAGATAGACGCTGTCATTGAATGCGCCTCTGCCGATGCCGAAGCTCGCAGTGCTTACTTTTTCTCCATAATCGAGCGAAGCTGCTTCGCTGTCTGCGAAGTGTCGCCCTTCCTTCCGGCTCTGATCTCGTCCTGTGCTTTCTTCCACGCCTCGTACTTCTCCGCGGGGATTCGCACCGTTATCCCGTTCGCTGCCTTCGCGTAAATGTACTGCTTCTCCATGTTCGGCTCCTTCCTGCTGCGCGTATTCTGCGCGCAGCTCGTCCATTGTCACCTCTCCTGTCTCGAGGGCAAGGCGGTTGTCAGTTACATACTTGTCAAAGCCGGTCGCCTGCGCCTCTGCGCCTGCGATCTGCTGCTTTGCTGCAATATAATCCGTATTGGGGGAAACCGCCGTTCCATCAACAGCAGTGTACCCATTCGTCAGCATGTCGTCAAGAACGATCTCGAGCGTTTTCGCCGCTTTGACGTTCTCCTGCCCGTTATCGTTGATGATGCGCTGCGCTGCATCAATGATTTGCGTGCGCGTCAGACCCTCGTCCATCGCCTTGCGCATGGCGGGGGTCTCGAATATCTGATTGCTTCGCTGGTATCCGTTTGCTGTCCGCTGCCGTGCACCCTTCTGCTGCCCGCGTGAAAGGCTCATATCGGCGATACCTGCGATCTGCTCTGCCGCCGCGCTATAATAGCTGTGCAGCTCGGGGTGGTCAAACTGGAAAGCGTTTACATTTCTGCTCGATACATTTTCCTTCGTGCGGCTGTCAATATGCTCGCCCGTTCCTGCCTCTTTCTTCGCGTCGTTCTGCCCTGCGACATAGCCTGCATAGGCCGTCTCATTTGTCGGGTTCGGATTCGCCTTGCCCTCCACGCCCGCATTGTAGGCAGGGATGAAGTCCTTCACGTGCTCCGCCGTGTCCTTGCCCTCCTGATACGAGCCGCGGATCGCCTTGCGCCCGCTCTCACCGATCATGCTGTCGTAGCGCGCAAAGAGCCGGTCAGCAATACCGTTCACAATCTCCGCGTCGCTGCGCGTCTCTGTCTGCGTCTTCGGCAGCTCGGTACGACTGTCATAATAGCGCCCACCTCGGTTGCCGATGGCCTCCACGCCGCCGCCGAGCCCGCCGAGGATACCGCCGACAAGCCCATCGTAAAGCATGTCGGAGATTTCGAGCTCGCTGTAATTTTCCCCGACGCTCTGCCCGTTGTAGATGCTTTGCAGAACCGGCTGCACTGCATCCTCGAACATTTCTTCAAAGCCTTCCGAGGCGAACGACATTGCAATTTTACCGGCGGCATTGTTCCCCATCTTTGCAACAGCTCTGTTGATCGCCTTATCCAGAACGCCGCTGCCGAACGCCTTTTTGAACGGGGCGGCTACGTTCGAAAGCTTCTCTGACAGGACGCTTACCCCCGCGCTGCCCGCGCCGTACAGCAACGCACGGTTCTGCATATCAAGGCGCTCTGCGTCCGTCATATCCGGCTGAATGCCTTCCTCCATGGCCTCTTGCGAGCTTCCGCCGAATACGCGCGTCGCCATTGGAACCGTCGCCCTGCCAAGGCCCGCGGCGATATCCGCGCCCATTTGCATACCCGCGACCGCAACATTGTTCAGCAGCTGACCGACGGCGTTTTGCCCCTCGTTCGCTTTCTGCATGTTTTCTGCGGCGCTGGAACGGAGATTCTGATAGGTGCGCTGCAAGGTCTCCTGCGCGCCCTTTGTCAGGTTGCGGTAATTCTCGGTCTGCTTGCCCGCGTATTCGCTGTTGATTTCAATGAGGCGCTTGTTGCGGTCAATGAGCGTATGCCACTGCTGGCGCTCCTCCTCGGTCTTCGCCGCCTTGAGCTTTTCGGTATAGGCGGCGATGTTCTTTTTCGAGGCTTCGATCTCTCTGCGCTCCTGGCTCGCCGCGTAGTTCAGTCCGCTCGGCGCGCGCAACAGTGTGTCGGCAGCGCCGACCATATCTGCCGCATAGCCAGCCGCCGCGCTCTTGACAAGCGAGCCGACGTCAGTCTTTGTGCGGTCTCCGGTGATCTCGCGCACTTCCTGCGCGTGCGAGCGGCTGGAGCTCCTGCGCCCCCGCTCCCGGTTCTTCCGATCCGCCGCCGCACGTTTCATCATCGCCTCGTCCAGTGCCTTTTGATATGACGTCCGTGTGTCCGGATTCTGCTGCCGGAGCATTGGGCTTGTGCCGCCCTGCGTGGGCGTCTTCGGCATCACGACATTCTGCCGCGTCACTGGCGTCGTATTCACCGGGCTCGTGCGATATACTGTAGGTGGAGAAGAGACCGGGGCGCTCGCGCTCCCGGTCTGCATCAATTTCCCGCGCCGCCCCTGCGCAACAGTGGTCGCAATTGGCTGCTCGGTCTTTAATTTCTTCTCTTCGTTATTGGCATTTAGTGCTACCAGCTTTCCCATATCATCCCTCCGTGTAAGTCAGCCCGTATTCGTTCAGCATCTTCTGTACGCGCGCCTTCTGCTCGTTGCTCAGCTTATCCCAGAAAGAATCGATACCTCCGACAGCATAATCGGTGCGCCCCTGCGCGAGCATCGTGCGCAGACTGCTCATAGCCGCATTGAAATTGCTCGAGTTATAGCCTTCGTTTGAACTTCCGCCGTTCTGACCTTCCAGCCAGTTTTCATAGTCAGAATAGAGCCCGCTCGAAGATGTAAAGCCGTACTTCTGGTAGTTAGCCTTCTGCGCAAGCCAGCTCTTGGGGTTCCCGCTCGCCTGTGCCGCAGCAAACAGACCTTCGTAGTCCATCGCTCCGCCGGTAGCTCCTCTACGTGTCCCGCCACCGGAAGTACGGCGAGAGCCACCGCCGTTTGCCTTCCCCGCCGCTGCCTGCGCGGCCTGTTGCAATTTATACTGCCATTCCGCATTATAGCGTGCGTCCTCGATAGCGTCGCGTTCCTTCTGGTAGTTATAGTTGAGCTTGTCCTGCTGCTTCTGATACGCCAGCGCATCCGCCGTCTGCTGGTCGCCCACCTGATCGCGTGCAAGCTGATAGAGGTAATTGCGGTCAGCTAGCCAGCGGTTGTAGTTGTTGTCCTCAAGGCCGATGAGCGTATTCAGGTCGGCGCGGTCAGCATTCAAGCCGTCCTGATACATGCTATAGGCAAGCTGCTGTAATTCGGGAATCTTGTCCGTCATCTGGCTCATCTGGTAGTCGCTCGCCTGTTGGCTCGCTGCCACCGCTGCCGTGGACGGCATCCCGCCCGTCATAACTGCCGCCTTGCCGAGCACGTCCTCTGCGCTGCGGTCTGCCTCGCGCGTGTACTGCTTGCGATACTGCTGATAGAGCGGGTCGCTTGCCGCGTCGTAGGAAAACGGCGTGCGATTCAGCAGCGCGTCGAGCTTTGCGCTGATCTGTCCGCTCTGATCGTAGTTGTAGCTGCTGTCGCCCAGCTTATCGAGCCAGCTCGTGTCAGCCTTTGCAGGGCTCGCACCCGTTCCGAGTTTGATGTACTTGCTGCCGTCCACGCCGCCGGAATAGTCGTACTTCGCACGAATTTTCTCCGCCGCGTCGTGCGCCGCCTGCTGGCCCGCCTTGTCTCCCTCGGCATATGCCTTGTTGTAGGCCTCGGTATACTGCCGGATGAGATCAAGGTCGCCCGAATCGTTGATGAGCGTCAGGTCTGTATTCTTGTGTTTGAAATTATCTGCCATTGTCCCCTCACTTTCTGCCGCCCGTCACGTATTCGTACTCGAGCGCATAGAGCCGGTATTCTCCTGTGGCTTTGATTTTTAATCTAAAGTGGTCGCAGCGGCGGATCGGGCAGTTGAGCGTGAAAACGTCTTTCTCCTGTGCCCCGCAGCGGTCGACCTCTTCCCACGCGCCGCCGTCGAACTTGACAAGGAACACGACCGTTGCGCCCTTTTCGCATTCCAGCCGCGCCCGTACGCGCTGCACGCGCTTCGCGTCGAATGAGCCGCCGTCATAGTCAGCAAACTCCGCCTCGCTAATAACAGCTCCCTCGCGTGTTGCGCCGGTCGGGATATCTGCCGGATTCCCCAGCAGCACGCACCCGCCGTCTACTAAGGCCATGATACCGCCCGAATAGGCCATTTGCACCACGGCAAGCGCATCTTCCTTATGCCACACGCCGTTCTCGCTGCTGTAGCAGTACAGCGCCGCCTTGCCATCCTCTTTCAGGCTCACGTAGTAGTTGAGGCCGTCGCTTCCTCCCACCGCGTCGGAGAGGCGCACATCGTCGCCCAGCGTGCGGGAGATGCAGCGCGGCATTCCTCCGCTGTACGCCATGACGCCGACCTTTGAGAGGTAATAGAGCGTTTCACCCGCCACAGCAAGGCTCTTGTGGCTGCCCTTCATCACGCCGAGAACAGCACTCGACATGAGCTGGAAGTTTGTCGGAATCGTGCCGTACATCTTGAATATTTTGTCTTCTTTGAAAAAGCACGGGTAGCCAAGGTAGCTCACGCACGCCGTGAACGCTCCCGCCGTGCCGCTCTCCACGCTGAACGCGTCCGTGGATAGCCCGTCAAACACATTCCAGTTGTACGGGTCGCCGAGCTTTGAAGCAAAGATGCTGTCGCCCTTGCAGCCCCACACGCGGTTTTCGTTCGTGCAGACGAAGTCCATATCGGGAACGCTGCGCTTGAGCGTGACTGTTCCGGGCTCCGTGATGCTTTCCTGCCCATCGGGCAGGCGGAAAGTATTTTCATAAAAGCGCAGCGTCTTTTTGTCCTCGCTGATCTCGCGGATGATGGGCGTGCGGTTGTTGTAGGGCTCCTTTGTGCAGCCAGAGATCGTCACCGCGTCGCCCACGTTGAATGGGAACGCCGCGCCGGTCGTCGTGATGCTGTTTGCCGCCGCCTTTTCGTCGGCATACGTGCCATTCCCGAATTTCAGCCCCGCCGCGGCGTAGCTCGCCTCCATCGGCTTGATCGTGCCGTCCTTTTCGCACACGATTTTGTCCGGGAAGATGAGCACGCGCTCGCCCAGTGCACAGAAAATCTTTTCGCTGTCTGCGACCGTCGTCTTCTCTTCGCCGTTGATGTAGAGCTTCGTTCCATATACCTCATAGAGCTTGCCCGCACTGAAAATGCCGTTTGCCGGCCCCATACTCTTGCGGACGGTATAGCGCCGCGCACGGGGAGCAAGAAGCGGGAAGTATCGCGCCGACAGGTTTTTCATGTCGTAGAGCTCGCCACCCGCCGCACCGAACGTGTGGCTAATGCCGCCGAATTTCTCCTGCTGCACGCGCCGGTTCGTATATGCCGTGATCTCAGGCAGTCTCATCCGGCCCCTCGCTTTCTTTCTTCTCCGGCGCTTCCGTGCCGTCGCAGATCATCGCAATATTGCGAAGCGACTGTCGCACTGCTGCCACCACATCGACGGCATCACCGTTGACGTTCAAAATGCCGATCAGGCGCATCGCGTGCGCCACTTCCTGCTTGATCTTTTCATTCATGCTCTTTACCTCCAATCAGGTTGCGAATAGCTCCCGTAATTGTTGACCGGTCGAACCGATAGCCAATTTGTGTTGTAATACGTCCCAATGTTGACGATTGCGCGGTATCTCTTCCAGTTCGGATAGGCATACGTCCCGACGTTGACGACCGCCTTCGCGCTGCCTCCGCTGCCGCCGCCGCTGTGCGTCGTTGCCGTGCCGGAATCGCTGTAATCTGAGACGACCCACGATCCGTTCCAGTAGTACATGTTGCATATCCATTCGTATGCCGTGCCCGGCGACAGGCCTGTGATCGTGCCGACAAAGGTGCTCGTCCCACCGCCGACCTCGCTCGAATCGAACGAGAACGTCCCGACGCCCGTGATGCGGATGTCGATTGAGCGCTTATACGTGTAATCCGACGCGCCGCCAGTAAACCGTGCGTAGACGCTGAGCTGTGTCCCGTCTCCGTCGACCGGCGACAGCGTACAATAAAAGCTCGCCATGCCTTACTCCTCGATGAAAAACACCGTGCCATACGGCGCGGCACTTGGCGGCGATGCCCCAAACATATAGCTGCTGCTCAGCACCAGATAGCCGCCGCCGAGCGATACGACAGGGTAGTCGCTGGCATCGTCTTTTCCGATCAATGCAAACGGCCCCAGCTTGGATTCAAGAAAGATATTTCCCGCTGCGTGCATCTTCATGCCACCATAGGTCGCCGCCAGACCGACGCCGACCTGCCCCGTACCCGTGTAGGCAAGATCCATGCTGCCGACAGGGGTATCTCCGGCCAGCAGGCTCACGCTCCCGCCGCGCAGCGCGCCCGCTGTCAGCGTGCCATCGATGTTGACTGCCTTGACGTGTAGATCGATGGATCCCGTGCTCGCAATCTGTGCGCCGTTGTAATTGAGTTTGAAAATCGTGCCGTTCTCGCCACTCGTCGCGCTCAGTGTGAAGCCGGTCGCGCTCTGGTTAAAGATGCTCTGTGCCTGCGTCGCGTCGATCTTGGTGCTCACTGTCGCGCGGATGCCGTTCACGTCCGCCGTCAGGTTCGTCACGCTGCCGTTCAGGTTCGAAATGCTCGCCTGCAAGCCAGTCGCTGTCGCTTGCAGCTGCGTGATGTTCCCCTCGGCGTCGCCGATGCGCCCCGCAAGGCCTTTTGCCGTGATGGACAGCTCGTTCACGTTCTTGTCCGTATCCTCGATCTTGGCGTAGATCGGCTCGGAAATATTCTTGATAAACTCGCTCAGTGCATTCTGATTGATGTTGCTCCCGTCCAGATTGAAGAGCGTATACCGAAGCTGTTCCAGAAGAACGAAAAGGTAGTCATAGACCCCGTTGATCTGCTCCTGCGTGTCTTTGCCTTCGCCGTTCGGGAAGGTCGTCTCCACCAGCTGAAATGTCGTCGGCACTTTTCATCACACCTTCCAGTTGCCCTTGCTTTCTTTTCGGTTCTCGCGCCGCCACCATGCCATAGCATCGGCCACCGCCTCGTTGGCAATGGCGTGGTCGTTGGCATAGAGCGCGCTGTCCTGATTGTAAGCGTCAAGCTGCGCGGCCAGATACAGGTGGTAACACTCGTTGTGTCCGTCCGGCAGCAGTAATTCCATGTCTTCGACGCTCGCGGTGTCATCCTCCACGCTCACCTTGAGGGAGGGGGCTTCCGCCCCCATCATCTCGGCAATTCGGTGCTCAAGCACCATGAGGATTTCCGCCTTGCGCGGCGTGCTCAATTTGTTAGGCCGCAACGCGTCCGCGTCACGGATAGCTTTCAGCATTTTCATACATTAGACCTCCGCGAAATACTGCCCCAGCAGTTCATGCGGCAAATACTGCAAGACGATCTTCCCGCCCGCGGCCTCGCCGATACGCTCGCAGAGGTACACCTTTCCGTCCTCGCCGTCGAGGTAATATTTGCCGTACTCGTATTCCATGCCGCGCGCTGCGGGGATGGGGTCATTTTGCGTGCCCGCGTGCTCGGCGTCGATGACCGCCCAGAGGTTCGGCGTCTTTTCCGGCGTCCAGTCGACCTGAGAGGTATGCGCCTGACGGCACTTGTACACCTTGCCGCCGTAGCTCCTGCGGTCGCCCTCCGCGTAAGCAACAGGATACGCCCATGCCGTGATGAGTTCCGGCACGCTCGCCGCCTCGCCGTCGCTCAGGCTGACTGCTGCCTGCTCGATAATGGGGCGCAGCTCCACCGCGCGGGCATACGTGACCGGCCCACCCGCAAGGGCGGTAACGGTCGCTTTGGCGCTTTCCGTTTCCGTGGGCTTGCCCATCTTAATGGATACCGTGCCGTCGCGGTGGTCGGTGATGTCGCCCGCAAGACTGTACTCGCTGTTGTCGTACTCATTGACGACTTCCTTGGTCTCGCCCGTGGGCTTCCCCTGCTCGTCCAGCACGTCCACCATATCGCGCTGCACGATGCTCCACGGCGTATTGTCGGGCAGCAGTGCCGCCACGGCGTCGTGGGACATGGTGAGGTAGATGGTTTTGGTGTCACGTCCGTCCCACGAGCGGTCAGTACGGTTGCCGTTGACCGTAGCGGGGTATTCCGTGTTGTTGACTTTGATGTGGATACTCATGTGTGCTCCTTTCTATTGCGGCGTGGCGTTCTCTTGCAGCCACGCCAGAAGATCGCCCGAGGGGGCTTCGTCGAAAGTAATGGTGCGGTATGCTGTGTCGCGCCACCCGCGACGCTGGTCCCATGCAGTGGGGGCAAAACCGCTTCCCAAATATGACATGTTGGGATTGTCCCCCCTGTTTATTATTTGGATTCCTGTAATTGTTTTGGAGCCTCCTTCGTAGTGTGCGCGTGTGCTAAACGTGGTTGACGTAGTAGAAACAGGGATTGAAAGTGTCTGATTGAAGTACCACGTCAAGCTCACATCCGGCTCAAAGTTGATATCATACCCTGTCCCGCCGATGAGCGTCCTGCCCTTGAGGATATTGTACACCGTGCCGTTGACGAGGCACTTCCCACCCTTAATTTCATAGGCTGTGCCATTGACGAGGGTCTTGTGTGTAGCGGGAGGGGGTGGCGTGACATTGCCGGAGCTGTCGACTTCCATGTCGGGCGGAAGAATGAGCGCGGGGCGGATGCCAGTTGAGTTGGATGCTTTGCTGGTCTCGCCGACGCCGTCGTAGTTGACGAGCCACACCAAGCTGGTGCTGTAGGTGAACGGTGAACGGAGCCCCCAGTGGTCGGCCGAGCCGTTCAGTTTCGCAATACGCTTGTTGTTGGCGGACGTGTCGGTTCCAGATTCAAAGTAGGACAGCTTCGCACCATCTTGCGGGAAGTAGGGGTTATCGCTGGTCGTGAAGCCAATCTCGTAGCCGGACAGCAGGAAAATCTTGCAGAGCAAGCCGTTAGCACCACTCTGATCCGAGCCACTGGAACCGCCGTTCTTGTGATACGGAATCTTCACCTGCTTGATTGCGTCCCTGATGTTGCTCTCAAACGCGTTCAAGAGCGTGCTGTTCAGTATGCTGTGGATGGTGCTGTTCTCCAGATTGTTCACATCCGAGCTGTGCCATCGTGTGGCCTCGAAGATGTCCTTCATCAGCAACCAAGTGCCGTCGCAGGATTCGTCGTACAGAGAACTCGGTTTGCCCTGATGGACGACGATAAACTCTTTCGCTGCACCGTTGACGTTCAGTTTGACGATACTGCCGACGGCTTTGGTGCCGAGTTTTGCACTTGCCATCTCAGCGCCTCCTTATTGAAAGTACCAGTTGATAGCGTAGTTCTCGGTGGGCGTGGTCTCCGATGCAACCAGCGTCTGCTTGGTGATGTTGCCGCTTGCGATATAGTCGCTGCCGCGCGTTGCCGCCACCAGCCCGCCCGAGCCGTTGCCCTTGATGAGAGAGGTGGTGGAGGGCACGTTCACGGGGCCT